TCAAGCATACATCGCGGCCGGAAACAGTAGCGCCCGATCGAAGCGATTGCTGCAAGAAAAATACGAAACATCGGGTAAATAACAAGCTGCTCGACCCAAAAACCAATCACCATTTAAGCTACAGGAGACTCTCTGATGCGAGTCAACAAGACCCCCACTTTTCAAGCAACCACGGCACTCGCCGGGAACTTGCGCGTCAAACTCACTTCGGGCAAACTCGTAGTCGCCGAAGCTGCCGACGATGAGATCGGCACGATTGACGGAATTGCGCTTGCTGCCGACGATCCCGTTGCAGTCATCCCAAGCGGTGAGGCTGGAGTCCGCAAGGTCGTCGCTGCCGACTCATTCGCAATCTATGCGGATCTTTACCGAGCCGCTGGTGGCAAGGTGTCTGGCACACCAAACGGTCGTCGTTGGGGCATCGCGATGACCGCAGCGAGCGGCAACAACTCCATCGTCAACGGATTGCAATTACCAGCCGAAGCGATTGAAAACCTGGTTGAAGCTCACACGGCTGACGACACGCTCACGGCTGTCGAACTTCGCGGTTCGATCCACACCACTGTAGGTGCGTCTGGAACGGTCACTTTTTCGTTGCCTGCCGCCGTGGTTGGGATGGAAGTCAAATTCAAAGTCGGAGCGGCTCAAGAGTTGCGAATCGATCCGAACGGTACCGAAACCGTTGCAGTACCGAGCACTGGAGTACAGGGCGCTGCCGGCAAATACCTGACCGCAAATGCGGCCGGCGAAACTGTCTACCTCGTCTGCGACACTGCCGGAACTTGGAGTTCGTATGGCTATAGCGGAACCTGGACAAGCGAATCTTAATCCACGATTCGTATACAAAATCAAGCGGCGTAACGCGTCCAAACTTTTAAACGCTGGGGGAAGCCCTGGCGTCACATTCAACAGTAGTTCACGGCGTTAACCAGTGGTTGCGCCGGAAACTTTTCAACAACGAAAGTCAAAAAATGGCATCGCCATCAGCTTCCATTTCCCGGTTCGATCTCGGGATGAGTTACACGGAATTTTCCCTTGAAGCCAATCGCCGAAAGTACATCGGTCTTCGAGTCTTGCCGCCAATTAGCGTTGCTTTGGAATCGGCAAGTTTTCGGCGGTTGAACGTCGCATCGTTTCTGACGAAGCCGGAGAGCACAATTCGTGCTCCTCGTGGCGAATACAACGCCGACGGATACACGTGGGACCAAGATTCCTACGCAGTGCAAGAGCACGGGGTCAAAGAAATCAACGATGATGCCGAAAACGAAATGTATGGTGACATCGTTCGTGGTGAAATGATTTCTGTCGGTCGTGGTATTCACCGCGTCTTGCAAGGTCTTGAACAGGACATCGCCGACGCCGTTTTTAACACGACGACCTGGACTGGCGGGGCGCTCACTACTGCTGTCACAGCGATCGGCAGTAGCGGCAACGTTGCTTGGGCTGACAAGGCCAACGCGGACCCGATCGCGCACATTGACTATGCACGCGAAAAAGTCAAATCGTCTTGCGGCATGGCGCCGAACACGGTGGTCATGACGGACACCGATTTCATTAGTTGCATTCGCACCGACCGTATTGAGGCGTTGCTGAAATACGACTCGTCGCAAATCCTTATGGCGATGAACGGCCAGATGGACGCACGTGTTTTGACAGGTGCTCAAACCGCGCTCGCTGGCCTGTTCAACGTCGAGCAAATCCTGATTGGGCAGAGTTTCAAAAACACTGCCGACGCCGGACAATCTGTTTCGTTTGGTCGGTTCTGGGATGCCGGGAAAGTAATGGTTTGTCACAACAACGCAGACGGCATGGATGGTGATTTAATGGCAGCAATGCCGAATATCGGCCGCACCATTTGGACGAACAAGAACGGCGAAAGCCTGCCGGGTTCGGACGATGCCGGGTTGGGCTCGTTGATCTTCGACGAGTACCGGGAAGAGGGGGTACGGGGTTCGGTATTCCGTCCACGGAACAAACGTGGCATCAAGATCCTCCACCCCGAGGCGGGTCACTTGCTGACTGCGGTGGTTGCTTAATCCCATGAGTAATTCGGAAATCGATTCGGCACGTCGACAACTCAAAGAGACTAAAGACCTCAATGAGTCAACGCGGATTGTGCGACAGGCTCAAGACAAACTAGACGCCTTGCTTAAGGCATCGTCTGGCGAATCAATGGTGGCTGCCACACCGGATCAAGCAGGGATTCCCGTCGACGAGTCTAAGGCTGAATTGTCTTCGGTTGCTTCCTCACTGGAGACAATTACGGGAACCGGTCCTAATGCTCTCGGCGTGGAATCCCTGCATCTTCCTGATGCCCAACCTACGCGGAAAAAGAAAGCCAGTAGAAGGAAAAACAAATGAGTTCGGTTCACGAGTCCATGTTCGCCACGTCCGGAATCCCATTGCACGAATCGCAAATGGGAGTCTCGGTTGTGTACGTTCGTGGCGCTCGTGAGACGACATCATTTACTGCCAGACGCAGCGGTGAAACAGCCCGAGACCTTGCTTTAGAAATGGATATCACGACGCGGGTTTTCCTGCTTCCGGCGACCTCGCTGGTGATAGGTGGATCGGCAATTCAACCCAGAGTTGGTGACAAAATCAAAGAAGGAACTAAGGTTTTCCAGATCTTCCCGAGTGAAGGCGGACCACCAGCGGTAACCCTAAAAGTCGGCGATCACGACTGGCAAGTTCATACAAAGTTGGTGTCCTGAATTATGTCATCTGTATCAATACAAATCGCTCAGGCAGTGACCGACGACATCAACGCATATACGTTTGCGATTGGTGCTTTCACTGCTCGGCGATCCTACGCAGACTGGGACGAAAAGTTTTCTGACCTTAACGATATGCAAGTGGACGTCGTTTATGTTTCTCACCAAACGTCTCGTGACGATGCGATGATGGAACTCGATTCGGCCACGACAATGCTTTACAGACCTGCGGTTGATATCGCAGTTCGGAAGCGATTCGAAGACGACGCACGCGACACAGTTACTGGACGAATGAATGTGAGCGCGGTTGATCCTTACGTGAGTTTGCTCGAAGAGATCCACGAGCTATTTGTGTCACGAAGAAACACCGACGTGTTGAGATCGACCACACTGGATGCGACGTGGGATGAGTCAATGGTTTTGTCTTGGGTCAATCAAAAAAAGCTACGGGCAGGACTCTTTGAAGGCGTAGTCAGAATCACATTCAACGTATCGAGAGCGATATGACAAGACGTGCAAAGAAAGGCGGCGAAACGGTAGGCGGTCAGTTTATCGGTGCGGAATTTATTGCGTTAGAAGGCGGGATTGACATCCAAAAGGTTGTCAAAGCGGTTGACAAAGCAAAATTCGAAAACATACGACACGCGGCATTTAGTATAAGCAAATCGGCGAAGGCGTCGATCAAGAAAAGCCCCAATGCAAGTGCCCCAGGAACACCTCCCAAGACACGTGCCAGAGGCGGAAAGAATCTTCGAGGTGCCATTTTCACCAACGTGCAAAAAGACGAGGCAGTGATTGGACCTCGATTTAGTTTTGTTGGCGAATCGGGTGAGGCTCACGAATTTGGAAAGGAATACGAAGGCGATAGTTTCGCAATCCGATCATTTATGGAGCCGGCATTGATGGATGCTCTACCACGATTCGCAAAAGATTGGCAAGGAAGCGTAGGACAGTAGTACGAATCAAGACTAACAATTCCACACAAAAAAAGGATACAAGATGGGTAAGAAAATGGGTTACGAGGGACTGTTGTACCGAGGTGAAAAGGGTACCACAGCTACCACACTGGTGACGTCACGAATTGATGCTACGTTTGATATTGGCGTTGAAACTGGGTCAACTACATCGGCTGGTGACGGAACGCTGGTGCCGATTGATACCGGTGAGGCAACCATGATCACTGCCGCATTGACGTTCAATATGGTCGTTGCTGATGACGACGCATCGTTAGCAGCATTTCAAGCCGCAGCCGTTGTCGGTTTGCCTATTGCGTTGCGATTCATCCCCTTCACGGGATCTTCGGGACTCGATGCCGATTGCGTGATCAGTACCAAACGTGGCACGCCGTTGCAAGGTGCGCAGACGATGGACATCACTGTCGAAAAACTTTCGGCAAGCGATCGCGAACCGTTGCTCAACACATAAGAGACGCTGCGTTGACATCCAAAAACAAACCTTACAGGTAACCCAAAATGAGTATTGAACTTAGGCACAAGACGACTATCAGCGGTGGTAGCGTTTCGATCAATTCACCAGCAATCAGCCGGAGCGGCTCAGGCGGTATTGGGCTAGAGGAAACTCTTCCGTTCGCTCAGGCTGGCGTGCTCACAACCCGAACCGATGCCGACACGGGAACGATCACAATGGGGTCCGGTTCGCACACGATTTCGAACGGAAACGTTGTCGATGTCTACTGGGCTGCCGGTGTGCATTACGGCGCAACAGTAGGCACCGTGTCAACGACTACGGTTCCTATCGATTCGGGTACGGGCGACGACTTACCATCGGCCGATACGGCTGTTGTGGTAGTGCCGCAGTTCTCGGCCAACGTTGCGATTGACGGTGACAACGTGGCACTGATTGTGATGATCCTGGAGACCACCACAAAGTCACTTCGTGATGCCGGACACGTCCAATTACGTGATGTCAGCAACGCAGAGATTGCGGAGGTCGACCTGGTCGCAAACGTGCCAAAGGTCTACGACATCACGGGTGGAGACAGTAACCCGTTTACGGGTAATCCGATCACGAACATCAAGGCCAGCACTGCCGGCACTTCCGCAACCGAAACGTACCAATTCAAAATTGTGGGCGTTGTCGACGCATCACCATAAACCCCCCGATGCACCGGAGATTGTACATTGAGATTCAAATCCGACGAAAAGCGAGTATTTCAATTACTTGCTGGTCACGATGTCGCGAAACCGGTGAAGGAAAGGCATGACGCCATCCTAGCGAAATTCGCATCGCAAAACCTTGTCGATGCAAAACGACAACTGACCAAATCAGGCAAGCACGTAGCGTCAAAATATCCACCACCACCACCACAGAAAGAAGGCAGTTCCCGTGTCGAAATTCAAGGACAAAACAGGCAAGGAGTGGACGATCATTCTCGATCCAATCCTCGTAGAAGAAGTAAACGAGGACCACGCAATCGAGCTAACGAAACTGGAGAGCGATCCACTGACGAAGTTGCGGAATGACACCATGATGCTTGTAGCTGTCGTGTGTGTCTTATGCCGTGACGAGCGGGAAGAAATGCAGATGTCACGTAAGGATTTCGTCAAGGGACTAAAGTTCCCGCCTGACGAAATGCTTGCTGCCGTGGGGGAATCTATCATTGATTTTTTCCCCTCTGGTCGAGCTTCTCACGTGCGAGAGGTTTTGACCGCAGGGGAGGAAATGGCAGCAGTGACGGACCAGATAGCGTCGGCCGAGATGCTGTCGACTATCCAGAGCCCCGAAACGAAGACGAGGCTCTCATCATTGGCAAAATGCGAGATCGACAGAGCAATTGCCGAGTTGATGAAATCGACCTCTCGACCTGTCACGTCGAATACTTTGGAAAAAGGATCGTAACTGTGATCGACGGCGTTGACGCACTAACAGCATCCTGGCACTACGCTGGCCTGCTCGGTCTATGGCCGGTCGGGATGTCATTGCGTCGACTCTGCTTGATGGCAGAGGGCAAGTCCAGGGCGAGTCGACAGCAATCCCTTGAGTTGTCGCAATTGGTTTGGGGACTATCGCAGATCGACCTGTTGAAATTTATTGTCCATGGAGAGATCACCGACCACGGAATTGGCGAGGAAGTCACGATGACCGCAGAGCAAAGGCAATCCGTTGATGATCAGGTTAAGACCATGCGAAAAGACAATCCTGATGCACTTAAACCGAGGTTTGGATAATGTCACGCGCTGATGTCATGGCCGGTCGTTCCTACGTGTCTTTGTACGTCAAGCAAAATGCGTTGATCAAAGGATTGCGTTCTGCCAAACAACGACTTAGTGAGTTCGGTAGCAGTATGCAAGCGACTGGCCGTGCAGCGGTTGCCGTGGCTGCTGGTATGCTTGCGCCGTTGGTATTGTCAGCGAAGACTTTTGCCGATTTCGATGATGCTATGCGAGCCGTCAAAGGCGTGACACAAGCGAACGACGACGAGCTATCAAAGTTGACCGAGACTGCGAAATTGCTTGGGCGCACAACTAGCTTTACAGCAATCGAGATCGGAGGTTTGATGGCCGAGCTTGGTCGTGCTGGATTTAAGACCGACGAAATTGACGCGATGACCCTGAGCGTGCTGAATCTTGCCAGAGCGACGGGCACCGATGCTACACTTTCTGCTGGTATCATGTCCTCGACCTTGCGTCAATTCAGCCTCGGGGCAGCAGATGCCGGTAGAGTGGCTGACGTCCTAGCTGCGGGAGCGAACTCCTCGTTTATGACTGTGACGTCGCTCGGAGAATCGCTTAGCTACGCGGGCAAAACAGCAAGCGACATGGGAATGTCACTTGAAGAGACGGTTGCGATTGTCGGATCACTCGGCAACGTTGGCATACAAGGGAGCATGGCGGGCACAAGCCTAAAAAGGTTGTCGGTTATTTCTGCCGCAGAACTTGGAAAACTTGAGGGCATTTTTGAGGTAAGCCTACGAAATTCAGCGGGTGCAGGATTGCCACTCGTCGACATGCTTGAGCAGATTGCGATCGCAACAAACGGACTCGATCAAAACTCACGCATCGAAAAACTAAACGAAGCTTTCGGATTGCTCGGGATCTCTGGTGCGTTGTCTATTGGAGGTGCAGTGACAGAGACCAGGGCACTTACCACAACGCTCGAAAACGCTCAAGGTGTGGCAGCGAAAACAGCAAAGGAAATGGATGGCGGCCTGGGTGGTGCGTTCAGGATCATCATTTCTGCGTCTGAAGGTGTTCGGCTTGCAATCGGTGAAGCAATCTCCAAACCACTAGAGAGGACAGTGAAAGCAATCACAGGGCTATTCGGTGCAATCACGGAGAGTATTAGTCAAAACCAACAAGCGGTTGTGACGTATGGCAAAATCGCTCTTGCTATCGGTGTGTTTGGCGGAGCGTTAATGACTGTCGGATTG